AAGTTTGAGATGGAATCGAGCCGATATGTTGTGGTAGAGGATGACTATGTTATCTTTCTGACACCACACGGTAGAGTTGATACTGTTCAATTCACCTCTTCAACTGGAATTCAGAAGTTTGCTGGTCAACAGTATCTACTCAATGAAAGGTACGCAGACCGACTTGACCTCCATTCATCTCCTAATTGCATGGCTCCATATGATGTAGTAGCTTTTTATGCATGGTATGATGAAATGAGGGGTTTTAGATCTGAAGGTTTATCGTCAGAAAAATCAAAAGTACCACATATTCCTTGTAAAGCTAATGACTCGATTGATTTCTTTGTAAGTGTGTTTGGTGAACAATCGGTAGGTGACTTTCTTGAGAGTCATCTCCTTGAAGTAGCCCAATTTGTGTACAAACGAAAACATGCTTGTTCTCAGCCTGTCCGAAAGATTACATTCTCTGACTCGTCGATGTCGACCAGGAGTGGGGAGAGTGTAATTAAGGGATGTCATGTGCCTGATGATGCTTATGGATTTGCTTCAAAAGAGCTGATCGAAGTATTGTCTGAGAGTGAGTTGACATGCTCTCTTGGCATTGTGCCATCTGAACGAGAATACATGGCACAACAAAAATTCATTGAGAGATTCAAAAAGTTGAAACACGTTCTTGTAGGTCGAGAAGTTAATATTATCATTGATAATCATACTTACTCTTGTGATCTCATTTTTAAAAAGAATGATGTATTCACTTTTGTTGAGGTCAAACAAGCTCAGTTTGAACTAAGCAAGAAACAAGCGATTCTCCGAAAAGAAGGGTTGACACCCCATCTAACGTTTGATCATGTTCATTTTGGCCACTACAGCGCACATGACGATCAATTTGAGCTTGTCTAAGTGAATCTATACCTGGTGAGGTTAAAATACACATCCCGAAACAGAACCTTGTGATGAGGTGAAATGGACCAGAATGGGGTCCTGTAAACCGGTTAAAGTTTACGCACATCTGTGCAACCAATTAGAAAAATATTAAATTTG